TGTCCTGATACAGTATAAATTGTATGTGCATCTGATGTGTACTCATATAAGGTCACCCTCAATACAAGCATTGACCAGTTTGATTTACTGTGAAATCCTGGTAATTTTATTTTTATAGCACCTTCAGAAGCACCACTATCTGACCAGTGTAAAACACAATTAGCAGAGGTGTTATCTATAACAACTGGATTATCTACATTTCCACCATTAAAGATAGTGTCGTTATCTGTTGTAACATAACCTGCATCTGCATGGTCACCCCAACCGTATGCAGCAACACCTTTATCAATTTCATCTGTGGAAAAATTATCTGTTGTGTAAACTTGTGCCCAGTCTTCTTGCCATTTACCACTTCTTTTATTTCTTATATGGATCTCTCTTTGATGAAAGTCCTCATACATCTGAACTGCCCAATCTGATGAATCCCAATACTTAGTAGTTAGTAAACCATCTGATGCACCTGTAGGATCATCTGTAGCCTCGCTAACATCCCAAATATGAATTCCAGACTGAGTTATTGTATCTGCGTTTGCTTTCAGCCTTGGGTTTAATTTTAAATATCTACCATCATGATTGTGACTAGGTAGTGCAGTTAAGTAATCCTCGTCAGCATGGTTACCCCATCCGTAAGCCTCATTCCAATTAGAACTTGAGTCAGTAAAGTTTCTTGATGTATAAATAGTTTGCCAGTCACCTCTTCCTCCACCTGTAGCAGATCTAAAATATAGATCACTGTCTTGTTTGTCATTACTTGCTAAATCAAAACCTGCTGTATTACCTACAGTACTATATGATGTGTGTAAAACAAAATTTACAGATGTAGCATTGGGTATTGTTGAATCTGCCTTAGCGACTCTATAAAATCCACTTTTTAAATGACCTTCTGGATTCAATTGTGCTCCAGTTATAGAATCTGTACCTGTTGCGTTATCTCCATATATTACTCTAGAAGAATCAACACCATCTAATTTATCTGAATCTGCTGCCTTTGATGTTATACCCAAATAAAGATCTTTGTGATCTCCCCATCCATGTGCTGTAACTCCATTAGCGACATCTGTAACACTAAAATCTAAACTATGATGATATCTTCTCCAGTCAGACCATACACTGTTGTATCCTCTTGAATGTAAGTCTCCTGTTTGAAAATGAGTTGCTAATTGACCTGTTACATTACCACCATTACCAAAAGTAGATATAGCATAATGTGCATTTGTTGGGTTTTTAGTAGTAGGATTTATTCTTCTGCTTGAAGGTGTTTGATAATCAGGAGTTGATCCATCACTTACTTGCTTAACAAAACCTGTACTGTCAATACCATCTAGTTTTTCAGAGTCGGCAGCCTTAGCGTTAGATGCAAGGTAACCTCCTTCAGCGTGGTCACCCCAATTATATGCAGTATCCCAATTAGTGGAATTACTTCCTGATGCAGTTATTTTACCATCTAAGGTTAAATCACCATAAACTTGACCACCAGATCTTGGCATCATTATTTGAGACCAAAGGTGTGAGTTATAGTTGTATGCCCATAAATGACATATCCTAACATTGTTGTTAGGCTTATCTAGAGTATATCTGAATTTTGTAGTACCTACACCTGAATTTCCTGGTATATTAGTATAGACATCTTCATATGCATTATTAGTTTCATGAACACAAGTAACCCAAGCACCATTACTATATGCCTCGATCTTAACATCTTTACATCTCCAGGTAGAATTACCAAATCCAATTCCTACATATGCTCCATATGAAAGTGTTCTTGGAATATCAAATTCTATAACAACAGGCCCTGCTTCAAAGTCTGATGTTGGTATACCTGCCATTGTAGCAAGTCCATCAAACATAGAATCTATCTCTCCATCTGATAGAGATGTGTTTGTAAGAGTAAATTCAGATCCTCGCTTTCTAGCGTTACCTAAATCATTTGATAGATAAGCATTTGCTAATAGCCTTCCTTCTGAATGGTGTCCTGCAAAGTAATCTCCACCACCTTGATGAGAAGATATTACATACCTACCATCTATGTCCACAGTTTTATTTGTAGCACCTGATATGGTAAAAGTTATTTTACCATTTCCTGTGTCAAAAGAAACTCCGTTTAAATAATAGTTTGTGTTTGATGTAGAATATCCTGCATCTGCGTGGTTACCCCAACCGTATGCAGCATCCCATTGTGTCGAAGAACCTCCATCACTTTTTGAGATTACACCATCTACTGTTAAATCCCCTGCTACTTCTAACGAGTGAATAAATTCTATTGCCATGTCTTAATTGTTTTTAGACAGCAGCCGACAAAATGTTTACTTTTATTGTGCCCATTGCTTGATCCTTTGCAAATTCTAATAGGACTGTCTCCTTATCTTTTACTGTTACATCTGCATAAATTAACTTACCACCTTTGTACAACTGAACAATAATATTTTCTGTGCCTAAACCATGTGTAACACCAAAACTATTTGATGCTGATTCTTTTGGCATTAATGCAGAGTACGCTTTGTTCTTTACAGTATCTAATGTAATAGAAACATCTCCAAGATTAGTCATTGTACCAGAACCAGTTACATCACCTGTTAAGGTAATTGTTGGATCTGCTGTTAATTTAAAGTCTAAAGTTTGATCAGTTTCTTGATAAGTTACAGATAAACCAGTTTCTGTGTTACCAGTAACCATTTCACCTACAGCAGTTTTAGCATCATCAGCATCGAAAGTATTAATTTGCGATGTTAAAGCAATTGTTCCAGAAGCATCTGGTAGTGCTATTGATTGATCCTTTGTTGGCTCTTCAATAGTTAAAATTGTTTCAAACTCATCTGCTGTTGCTCCCTCAAAGACAAAAGCGTTTGTAACATTCACCTGCGTTTGGTTAACTGTTACAGTATCACCTTCAACACTAAGGTTTCCTTTAATTACAGCATTACCTTCAACTGAAAGATTTCCTTTTTTAGTTACAATATCACCCTCTGCTGTAACTGTATTAAATGTTACATCACTATTTGTTGCAACTTTTTGTCCAATAGATATTTGACCTGTTGCACTTATAGAAACACCAGTACCTTCACTTATATAAGCCTGTACGTCTGCATCAGAGTATTGCGTGATAGTGGTTGCAATTTGACCATCAGTAATAGTAATACCTGTACCATTTGAAAAGTGTGCTCTTACCTCAGTAGAACTTGGCCCTGTGTAAGTAAATTTACCTGTATCTTTATCATAGGATAAACTACCATCACCACCTGTATCAGACACCTCAAACATTGC